GAACCGAATCCAGGTAAACGTGAGAAGATTCGTTGGGACTTAGTTAGAGCTGCCGCTTCAAGTTCTAACTTCAAAGATATTCCTGACGATATATACGTCAGGAACTACTTTGCAATCAGAGCTATCGCTCGTGATGAAATGATTAAACCGTGTGATGCGGATGGTGTGACTGGTACTTGGATATATGGTGTTGCAGGTATTGGTAAATCCAGGTATGCCAGAGATATGTTCCCCGATGCTTATTACAAGCCTGTGAACAAGTGGTGGGATGGTTATCAGCGTCAAGATAATGTGGTAATTGACGATGTTGATACGAAGCACGAGGGTCTTGGTCACCATTTCAAGATATGGGCTGACCGTTACAGTTTTATTGCCGAGAGTAAGGGGTCTGCTCTTCATATTAGACCTAAGAATATTGTGGTTACTTCACAATTTAGAATCGATCAGATCTGGCCTGATCTAGAAAGTCAACAAGCTTTATTGAGAAGATTTAATGTCGTCCATTTGGTTTTTCCTTATAGTCCTTCTTTTAACCCTGACCTTTCCCTATCTGAGTCATCTGTGGTTCCAGAAACTCCAGAATTGGGTATTAACCCTAACCCTACCCTTACCCCTAAGGTAACACGAGTTAGAGACTTATCGTTTTTATGGGAAGATTAATCTTATAATTTAATATATTAAAAATTATTCACATAATAGTTTTTATTTCTTTTTAAGCCTTCATACGTGTATTTGTATGATCTTGTACAGCCTACATTGAAGTACACTGTATCTGCAGTGGCAATGGTCTTTTTAGCAACGATTAATATCGTTTGAGTCCAATCCTTATATCTATAGGATGTAGCGGATGGAATGTTAGTAGCTTCATCTACAGCAGTATTGACACCTCTTGGGTCAAAATATCTGTTTCTCGAATCTCTAATCTGTTTAGTGATTGATTTATTAGCTTCAATGAATACTTTCTGTTTAGATTGTATCTTAATGCCTAGTCTACTAATAATGTGTCCAAACTCAAAAGGTGTTGTACCTCTATCATGTAGACCTAATGTGGGGAATACATCAGTAGATCCAGTTCCATATTGCATACCATTCACTTGATCAGGTACACCTGTCGTAAATGATGCATTGAAATAACGTTCAAAGTTAACATTGAACTTATTGTACGCAATAGTATATATATCGCATTCTAAGGGAGTTCCAATTAAGTTAGTTACAGTTATATCCATAATTGCACTTTCAAACATGATCTTATCAACAGATCTGTTATAGTTAGCATCTTCTATAATGATTTGTGCATCAGTGCCTGTGCCATCTAGTCTTTCATATCCAGACAATTCAACATTGTTGTTACAGAGAGTAGCAAGGTCGCTCGCTCCTGCTTCATCTGCAAGTGGTGATCCATTATGTCCATATAAATGGCAGGATACAAATGTCTGTTGTGTATTAGACACCGGAGCAGGGAATGGTGCTAATGTCTTATTGAATACAGCTGTTACAAGACCACGGTCTCTTAAGTTAACAGCTTGAACCTTTTTAACAAAAGCTCCCCATGCTTTCTTTTTATACGAGGGCATGGATGACTTCTTATACTGGTTCACAGTATCCCTTTGGAAGGTTAATCCGGAGGATTTTGATCCGTAATTTTTTTTTGATCCGTACTTTTTCTTTGATCCGTACTTTTTATACGACTTTCTTTTATAACTACGTCTTTTTCCATATTTGGGCATATGTGGCGTGTGGCTTATGTGGCTTGAGGCTGGGGGATACCCCCAGCGCCCCTTTTCCTTTTATAGTAATGTGGCTTCGTGGCTGGGAATGCATAAATGCATCCCACAATTCCCCATCTGCGGTGGCGCAGCGGGAATTGTATATAGTGAGGACGTCCCCGGGATGTTGGGACGTTGGTCCATAGGTAATACTGGCTATGTCCCAAGGAAGAAATTGGTGTTTTACACTCAATAATTATACTGAAGAAGAAGAAACACTTATTAAAGGGATTGAATGTGTTTATATGGTATTTGGTCATGAGAAGGCACCTTCAACAGGTACCCCTCATTTACAGGGGTATGTTTCCTTCAAGACGAATCAAAGATTGGCTGGTTTGAAGAAGAAGTTTGGTCCTAGAGTTAGTTTTAGAATTGCAGGGGGTGAAGCTCACCACTCTAGAGTATATTGTTCTAAAGAAGACAAGGATGGCTTCTTTGAAAAGGGTGTGTGTCCAGAACCGAATCCAGGTAAACGTGAGAAGATTCGTTGGGACTTAGTTAGAGCTGCCGCTTCAAGTTCTAACTTCAAAGATATTCCTGACGATATATACGTCAGGAACTACTTTGCAATCAGAG